ATGCGGACATTGAGAAAGAGGGCGACCCATTATCATTGGGTGACAAGCGTATTGAAGGGTCGGTGTTCCCGAAGTCGGTCAGGGGCTCCACTCCCAAGCTAAGCAATAGTTGCCAGATAACAAAAGCGGCATCTGATGCAGATTGCTACATGCGATTTTATCTGCCCTGTCCGCACTGCGGCACAGAGCAAACACTAAAGTTTGGTGGTGATGGCGCGGACTTTGGCTTTAAGTGGGTAGAGCATAAGCCGGAAACTGTCGCGCATTTATGTCAGTCATGCGGCGCGCTTGGCGTACAGAGTGAGTGGCAGAAACAGCAGATAGTTGGCGTTTGGCGATGCGATAATACTAACGTCTGGACGAAAAACGGCGTTGATTACTTTTGTCAGGAAGGCAAGCGCATCGAGGCTCCAGAGTCCATCGCGTTTCATATCTGGACTGCTTACAGCCCATTCACAACGTGGGTGCGAATTGTTAAAGACTTTCTGAAGGCGAAGTCTGATCCAAGCAAGTTAAAAACGTTTGTAAATACCACGCTGGGCGAAACGTGGGATGAAGATGTGGGCGAAAAGCTAGAGCCTGATCTTCTTTATGCAAGGCGTGAGCACTACCCGGCACAAGTCCCTATCAATAATTGCGTGCTGACCGCAGCAGTGGACACTCAGGACGACCGATTCGAGATTGAGGTCGTTGCGTGGGTTGCTGGCGAAGAGTCGTATCGTATTAGTTATGAGAGGCTTTATGGTGACTTGTCACGAGCTGGAATATGGAACCAGCTAGCGCAAAAATTAAACCGGACATTTGTCACGCCGGACGGCACAGAGCTTGATATTCAACTAGCATGCATTGATTCAGGCGGACACTACACCGACGAAGTCTATTTGTTTTGTAAGAAACATGCTGTGAGGCGATTTATTCCAATCAAAGGAGCCAGTGAATCAGGCAAACCGATTGTTAAGTATCCGCGCAAAAAAACAGATAAGGGCGTTTATCTGACATTCGTCGGAACTGATACGGCTAAAGAGGTTATATCTTCCAGGCTGCAAATTTTGGAGCCGGGTGAAGGATACATGCATTACCCGGTAACTGAAGAGTTTGACGAGGATTATTTCAAGCAATTAACCGCTGAGCGCAAGATACGAAAGTTAGTAAAAGGCAGGTGGAAGACTGTCTGGGATGCGGGCGGCAGGCGCAACGAGCCTTTTGACACTTCCGTTTACAATCTAGCGGCAATCAGAATATTGAAGCAGCACCGAGGCGAGAATTTAGCGCAGCGGGTCGAGATGGCTGAAGAGAAAAAGCCAGAGCAACCGAAACCAAGGGCAGTCAGACGATCACGATATAGGTTTTAAATCATGGCATTTACTCAAAAGCACATAGACGCACTAAATGAAGCGATGGCTTCGGGTGAGTTAGAAGTAAATTTTGGGGATAGGAAAGTACGTTATAGATCGTTTGAAGAGTTAAAGCGGGCTAAGCAGCATATCCAAAACGAAATCCAGTCATCTGCCAAGAAGGGCAGTATCAGAACTTACCAGGTTAATGTGAGCAAACTATGACGAAGCCGCGTATTAGAGTAAATGGCGCTACGGGTTTGCCAGTCAAGGCCAGCTCATATGATGCGGCGACGCAAGGCAGAAGAGGCAAAGGGTGGATCGCGCCATCGAGCGGCCCCAATGCTTCATTAACTGGAAGCCTTGCGACGCTCAGAAATAGAAGCCGCGCAGCCTACAGAAACAACCCACTAATATCGATGGGGCTAAATCGCGCCATCAGTAACGAAATTGGTACAGGGGTCGTGCCTCGGTTCTTATCATCAGATGATAATTTTAACAACGCAATGGCCGCCGCATTTGATTTGTGGTCAGAGCAATGTGACTCAGAAAAAACGCTTAATTACTACGGCATCCAAACGCAAGCTTGCAGGGCCAGGCGAGTTAGTGGTGAATGCTTTATCAGATTACGCCGCAGGTCGTTAACATCCGATCTTGCCATACCTATGCAATTGCAGGTTCTGGAATCTGATTTTGTGCCAGAGGCTTATCACGCAACACTCGCCAATGGCAACCAGATCAAATCAGGCATTGAATATAATCGTTTTGGTCAGCGTGTAGCATACTGGATGTATCCAGAGCACCCGCACGAATTAACATCTGATGTATATTCTGGTCGATTACTGCGAATACCTGCAAATGATGTGATTCATCACTACCAGCCGACGCGGCCAGGGCAGTCGCGTGGCGAACCGGATACGGTCCAGTCACTACTAAAGGCGCACACGTTTGACGTGTATGACGACGCTGAGTTATTGCGCAAACAGACCAAAGCGCCATACACCGGCTTTCTAACGCGCGACAGTTACGACGAACAAGATTACCTCTTTGACCCGTTCACTGGCGAGTCCATTGAAGGCGGCGGGGCGGTTCCAGAATTGAATGTTCAGGCAGGATCAATTCTGACCGGTTTGCCTGGTGAAAAGCTGGATTTGTTTCAGGGGGATGATACCGGGGCTGGGTATTCGGACTTTATGAAAGAGCAAAAGCTCGGAATTGCCGCAGGCATTGGGTTGCCGTATGAGCTGATGACTGGCGATTGGTCTGCAATTAATGATCGATTGTATCGAGCAATGATTAATGAGTATCGGCGAGAAGTTGAAGCGCTTCAAGATCAGATCACAATTTATCAGTGCTGCCGCAGAATAGTCGATTGGTCAATTAATGTGGCTGTTACATCACAAGTGGTTGTTGCCGATAATTATCAAGTGCAAAAGAGCGACTACCACAAGGTAGAGCACCGACCGCAAGGCTGGCAGCACATACACCCAGAGCAGGACGTTAACGCAGCACTAAAAGCAATCAAAGGCGGGTTAAAGTCTCGGGATAGGGTGGTAGCGAGTACCGGCGGGTGGGACGCAGCAGATGTAGACAGACAAAACGTTGAAGCAGAGAAACGACTCAAAGAGCTGCGCGAAAAAGCGGGCTTAAAAACTGATCAGGAGAAATAGTATGCCATGGTTTAAAGCGCAAGCGCAGAACAAAAATGCTGAAGTCTGGATCAATGATCAGATCGGCATGGATTGGTGGAGCGGCGACGGCACCACAGCAAAGGGGTTCATCGAGGCCGTGCAAAAGCTCGGCGATGTCGAGAATATCCATCTCAGGATTAACAGCCCAGGCGGTAACGTCTCTGATGGTTTGACCATCTATAATTATTTGCGAAATCACACAGCCAAAGTCACAGTGACCGTCGAGGGCATTGCTGCAAGTATTGCCAGCGTGATTGCTATGGCTGGTGATGAGATCATCATGGGCGTAGGTACTACGATGATGGTTCATAACCCCTGGACATGGGCCGGTGGAAACGCGGCATCTTTTAGAAAGGTAGCCGATGATTTAGACGTTATTACCAAGGGCTTGCTTGATGCCTACTCCCTGAAAACCGGTAAAACGCACGAAGATCTGCAGGCATTGCTTGACGGAGAGACATATCTAACCGCACAGGAGGCGGTAGAGCATGGTTTTGCAGATCGTCTTGATGTTGAGTTAAGTGCGGCCGCTTCTGCAAACATGGATTTGATTAAGTTTCAGGTAGAAGCGAAAGCGGCAGCAGCAATGAAAGATGCAGAAATTCTTAGCTTAAAAAAGATGACAGAATCATTGCAGGCAAGGGTTGCTGACTTCGAGAAGCCGCCACAGATACCGGATGCACAAGACGTCATTGCGTACTGCGAAGAAAACGCACTCACTGAATTGGCGACTCGCTTTATTAAAAACAAATCCACCATGCAGGATGTTAAAAGCATGGTGGCAAAAGCCAGCGCAATCAAAGGTGCTTGCAGCAAGTTAGGAATCAGTCCAGATAAAGCTATCGACCAAATGGACAATCTCGACAATCTTATTGCGTATGTCGGCTGCGAATATGCCGCCACACTCGATCTTAACCAGAGTTCTATCTTGTCTCCCGGTGCGGGGACTCCCCAGGCTAAGGCGCCATGCGCCAAGTCTGTTTATTCTCAACTAAACCAATCATGAGGAAGTTAATATGTCATTAACAGAAGGCACACGCGCCGGCGAATTCGTTATTAGCGAAGGCAATGGAGCAATATCACGCGAAGAAGTTACCCTTATCACCGGGCAAAATCTGGTTGCAGGGACGCTGCTTGGGAAAATTACAGCCAGTGGCAAGTATACAGCATACGACAACGGTGCATCTGACGGGTCGCAGGCTGTCACTGGCATTCTTTACGACAACGTAGATGCAACAGATGCAGACAAAGCTGCTGTCATCATTGCACGAGATGCAGAAGTGTCCAGTGCTTTACTGACTGGGTCAGATGCCAACGGCGTAACTGATATGCTGGCTCTAGGCATTATTGTTCGATAATTACCAGCTAAAAACGAAATAACAAAAGCCGCTTAATTGCGGTTTTTTTGTGCATGAATCTATGGAGAATCAAACATGCCAGCATTAGATATTTTTAACAACGATGCGTTTAGCGTATCGAGCTTAACCGCAGCAATTCAAGAAGTACCATACACTCCTGGCAGGATCGGGCAGCTTGGGCTGTTCATGTCCGAGGGCATAACAACTACCACTGTGCAAATCGAGAAGAACGGCAACGCTCTTTCTTTAGTTGAATCGAAAGAGCGTGGCGCGCCCGGTGTTGTCGTCAACGCTGACAAGCGTACGATGATCCCATTTAACACGATTCACTTACCACAGCGCGCAACGATTGGCGCGGACTCAATTCAGAATGTTCGAGCATTCGGCTCTGAAACTGACGTTGAATCTGTGCAAACAGTGGTCAACACGCGACTTGCAAAGATGCGAAGAAATATCGACGCCACTATAGAGCACCACAAAGTCGGCGCAATCAAAGGTCAGATACTAGATGCAGATGGCTCGACCGTGCTGCTGGATCTGTTCACAGCGTTCGGCATCTCACAGCAAACCAAAGCTATGGTTTTGGGTACTGCTACAACCAAGGTCAGAACCAAAATCCTCGAAGTGCTTGATATGATCGAAGACGAACTTGGCGCAGCAACATGGACTGGCGTACGTGTGATCTGCGGCCGCACCTTCTTCAAGGCGTTTGTGGAGCATGAACTGGTGAAGGCGGCTTATGAGCGCTACCAGGACGGAGCGGCATTGCGTAACGATCCACGCGCAGGCTTTGAATTCGCAGGCTGTATTTGGGAGCAGTATCGAGGTCAGGTAGGTGCTACCAAGTTTGTTGCTGATGCAGAAGCTTACGCATTCCCCGAGGGTGTGCCAGACATGTTCATCACACGTTTTGCCCCGGCAGACTACATGGAGACCGTGAACACCAACGGCCTGCCGTATTATGCGAAACAAGAGTCAATGGCATTTAACAAGGGCATTGAGCTTGAGGCACAATCTAACCCGATTTGCCTCTGCACTCGCCCCCGCGCCGTGGTCAAACTGACTCAGGCATAATAGTCAAAAACTAATAGGAACATTTTGTGCATACACAATATATTGTATTTATGCACAATCTGTTCCGCACTAATCCAATAGATAAAAACTATTAACAGGGCAACGCCATGTCATCATTCGACAAGATGGTCTCTAAAATGGATGCGACTTTGTTTGATACGTTCGGGAGCAAGGTTATTCTGCGCGGTCAGTTCGCTGTTGACGCGGTAATTGACAGAGGCGTCGAGCGTACAAATCAATACGGCGAGGTGACTGTAAATGCCGTCGAATTGTCGTTTAATAAAACGCACGGCTTTACCATCGCCAGAGGCGACACTGTCCAGACTGATGCGGATGAGTACAAAGTAAAGGAGATCATCTCGGAT